ATGGCATATGCCATTCCTGCCACTTCCGTCGAAACCGACGAGTAGAAGTGGTGTGCCTAGTAGTTACTGTTCCCGTGTAGGGCGCACTTTCGTGCGAACTAACATGCCGGGTCGAGTACCCTTCATCAAGTGCTTTTGCCTCAGGAATTTGCTTTCGCAAAAACCAAAGGGCTAGGGCGCGAGAATCGAAGCATTCGATCAGGCCGCTGGTTTGTGTATACGCTTTTGTATACATTCGCCAGGGACCACCCTTTCGGGTAGTCCGGAACAGTCTTTGTTGATAAGCATGATGTGGCGTTACGAATACACCACTCGTGCTATTCTCATTCCAAGGTACTAAAGACAAATGCCGTTCAGATACAATCCGAGCGAGATAAGTCCAAAGTTCCCCGTACTCACTAAGGGCCGCGAGGCCATTAATGTTGTGAGAGAGGTTGGGTAAATCCCAATCCTCTTCACTACGGATGTAGAAGGGGGTAATATCTATCCCCTCAAAGAAGTCTCCACCACAGGATTCCCTAAAGGGACCTGAAGTGAATGACTTCTCTACATTTGGTATGAATCCAAAGAAGCGCAGTAATCGGTAAAGATCATCAACATGTTCGGGTTCGATTATAATATCGTCCCCGTACACACTGAATGACCTACTACCGGTAGCATACGCAAAACTACAGAAAATCAGCGTCTCCAATGCGAAAGTTGCTCCGTTTCCCATAGAGGAAAACTTTGCATACTCTCCGTACAGTTCCTCACCACAGTTCTTCAAATCGAGACTGTAGTGGGTGGACCGTAAGTCGTTTAAGTATGTGAACCAGGCTGTTGGTAACAGCCAGGCCACGCACTCACGACTCATTGTGTCACTCGCCATGGAAAGGTCAACGGTACAGTAAGTACCATGTATCGATCCCTGTTGAGCTAGATTCTGATTTCTAGATTGGTCGCTTAGGTCAATTCCGCGAAAGCGAAGTTGCCTCTTACAGTATGCATCGAACGCCAGCTGGAAGGGAATATTCCCCGACGGCTCACATGCGATCATCCTGTCAGTGCGACCATTCTTAGGCACCGTAGCAAGTCTGTTCCAGGGAGTTACCTTTAGTCTCGGTTTAGCATATCCAAAATATCGGTATGCCGCCTCGACATAAGGCTTAGCCCTCGGACCCACATCTATTTTACGCGTGAAGCGTAGAAATGGAATAGATGCAGATCGACTTGTACGCGCAGTTGCACCAGCGGTCAGTTTCAAAAGGAAAGGAATTTCCTCTTGGAAAGAACTGAAGTCGCCAAGAACGCTACTTATGTAACGTTCCGCTCGCTTAATCATACTAGCCAGATGAGGATCTAATCGATCGTCCTGAGCATAGTAGTGAGATAAGCGCCTATTAGCAATACGACACAGTTTTTCGCCACGCATAAATGCGTCGCGAGCTGCTGTTTCGCAAACTAACGGGTCGCGGAAAGAGCTATTCTTTTTGAAGAAAGCTCCGACTTGGCGATGCAATCGGTTCTCTTGAAGGTTACGATTAAACCCTTCAAGCTCAGCGCTTTTACGGCAAAGGAATTGCCAGTCTTTATTCCGGATCGCTCCGGCGTAGGACTGGTAATCTTCGTCCCTAAGCACGTTGGTGTGGTCGTCTATGTAGGTTTGACAAACGTCAAATGCCGACAGTGAAGTAACCATACGGTTATCTCCTATAGTTAGTTGAATTCAAACGAAATTTAACTAGATCCTGCTACGTCTCCACTAAAATGGAGTCTGGCGCCTTGAAGTAATCGAGCGCTTTCTCATACGTCGGTAATATTCCGATCATTATGACAAGCGTTATTACTCCAAAAGGCCACGAAAATTTTAACATCTTCGTGTTCTTAAGCCAGGTAGCGTTGATCAGCAACGGTTGAGGTAAACTCATCCCCTGCTACTATATCTCGCAAAATAACGAGAACGGCATCACGATCAGCACTCTGTCCGAGGACAGGGTCCTTGATTGTGACCTCCATTGCGACCTTCTGCGGAAGTACGTTTCCGTCTGCGTCAGTTGTAGCATGGTACACTACTACTGTCGTTTCGGCTACGCCGGTCCCATTCTTTGGAACGCGACGTCGTACTGCCACCATCTTCGGTTTCTGGGTTGTATGCCCGGAAGTGAAGTAGGTTCGTTCGTTAAGTGAGTCTGAAAACTCATTTAGAACGGTGGTCATTGCTGCCATAGATCATCTCCTTGATGATATGTGGCGACGTGTCTCGGCAATACCTGTCAGATCCAAAGCTAGATCTGGAGATAGTAACCGATTAGTCACCTGAGGTTTAAAGTTTAACTTCGTAGGTGTCCTGCTAACTTCATTACCGGAGAATTTAACTCCTCCGGTCCACACACCATTTTGTCGTCCGGCAAAGTCGGATTTAAAAGTGGTGGTGAATTGCACGTCGTGGGTTAACGAATAACCTATTGACGAGTAATAATGACTACTAGCAGCGGCAAAAGACAGCGCTCGTATCGATGTACCGACGTCGTAAACCCAATCTAGAACGAAACTCAGAGGAACAAGTTCCCATGCAGTTTCGGCAGGATTGGTACGAAATCGGGATACAGATATCTGTGCAGATATCGCACCACGAACAGACTCATCTATCGATCCTGAACAGGATACGGTAGCGTCGTTGTTAGTGGCGCTCGATACCACGTAATCATCCGGAAGAGATTGGCTAGAGCTAAAGCCCTGCCTCTCCGACCAGATGTTCCGTGTGGCCTCCATCTCAGACACAGCATGATGAATATCACGGGCGTCGTACGCAAGCGTACGCCAACCGTAACGTCCTTCAAGCCATGCACTGAGAATCTTCTTTTTAGAAAGACCCCTGGAGAGATTCCTTAACTTATTGCCAAAGCCGGTAATCATATTCGCGGTTTTGGGAAGTTCTGCCGCAAAGGTCAGAGCATCCCATCCCTCGGAATAGATTTCGGCCGCAGCTTTTTGTAAGGCATAATCTGCAGGGGAGAGGTCAGGCGCAGACGGATAAAAGCTAGCAGGTAGGTGTTGAACGTACGGATCCCATTCGGCCCAAACAGAGCCGTCCGGAATATGTTCCGTCCTCCACCTACCGTTCTCTACCTCAATCTCTTGAGTTTCTCGACGAAACCAAGGGGTATGCGGTAAGAGAGCGCCAGCTTTTTTAAGCTTTGTATAGCCGTGTATATTCTCTCCATAGACCTTGGTCCCAACGGTGCTGAAAGTAAAATCAGCGTAGTAGGGACCACCCGAATTAGTATTACCAGTTTGTGAAACGGTAATATCTCTTCCGGGCTCGTCTATATTGATGTTTATATACGACATATAAAAGCTCCGTTGTCTATCTACGAATTTGTAACCGAACCAATACGGTTACAGTAGGTACCAGAAAGGAACGTGGCCTATAAACCACGCTGACCCCCC